TAAGCGTTCCCTGATGATAAACCGCCAGCCGGGAGCTGTTGAACGTCTCGGAGGTCTTGGTCAGCTTCTGCTCGTTCTGCCCGATGATCGACATCCCGACTTTGAGCAGCTCGTTCACCGAAGCCGAGAACTGCATGGACGTGACCTTACAGCCCTGGTAGATGTGAGCCTTGTTCAACTCCGAAGCGAAGTTGGACGTGTCGCGGAAGATTTCGAGAGTGAGGCCGGTAGGCAGCACGTCCGCGATCGTGAAGGTGTGGCGATACGCCGCCGTGGCTCCCTGCTGGACCGAAGCCACCGATCCGAAGACGTGCTTGAGCAGCAACTCCCAGCCCTCATACTGGGCATCGAATTCGATATCTCCCGCGATCCCGACCATGCCCTGGATGGTCTTGGTGTTCAGGATGCCCGGCCGGTAGAGGGAGGCGGAATCGATCCGGTCAATCGACTTGATGATCGCCTCGCTGTTGATCTCCTGGAACTTGGTTCTGGCGACAGGGACCCCGAAGGTCACTTCCTCGCCAAAGCCGAGGTACCCCTTCATGCCGATTCCAACGAAGGCCATTTTATCTACCTCCGAGTCCTGACCTTACACTCAGTCTTAAAGGCGAGCCCTATCAGATCATCTGCCAGAGTTGCCACATATCCGTCTTCGGGAGGTTCCCATTCGATCTCGGTAGGGAGCCACCATAAGACTTGTCCGTTTGTGAGCGTCAAATTGGATAACTGATAGTTATCAAAAACCATCTCGGTGATGAGCTTAACGTCGGCTTCTTTCTGCTTGAGAACATTCTCATTAACATTGATCCGGCGCACATAGATCAGCCTAAATTGGTAATGCACCAGAAGATCGGAAGGAAGCTGGATGGGTTCAATAAGCGTACTGGGCTCGGGATTAACCCAGATCCCGTTCACCATTTCGGTGACTGCCTGAGCAGGAAGAAAGGCAAGCGATCCCCGAAAGACGCCCTTCAAACTGAGAGTGGTTTTCAGGTTGGTATCGAGAAGGCGCAAAAATTCATCGATCAGTTCCGAGACGTGAGTGCGATTGGCCGTCATGACTGCGCCTTGCCCATTTTTCTTACCGATGCGTACATGTGCCAGCCGCTTCTGAAGTCCGAAAAGTCTTGGGTGCCTTCGACGGTGTAGTAAGTTCCGGAGATGAGAAGCCGATCGTTGTTCTGTACCGGCTCGTCTCCCTGAAAATAGACCGTGAACCTCTCGACCACGGTCCTCCCGAGCTGGGCGTTTGGGACCATATCCGTTCCTGCGGGTTCCACATAGCAAGGAACCGAACTCTTCACGGTCCCCCACTCGGAGATCCTGCGGTCCCGGATATTGCTCGCGTCGATGATAATGTTTGGGCGCTGGATGTCTGCCGTCTGCTCCATGAAGTGCCTGCTGCGGCCGATCATTCATCGCTCTAAGTCGTGCTGGCCCCGGACTTACAATAGACCCGATACGAGTTAAGAGTCCTCTTCACCTCGGCCGGAATCCGGCTCTGGTCGTAGGTCTCGCTCTTCCCGCCAAGACTCTGGCTCTGCATCCCGCCCGTGCGCGAGCGGTTATACATGAACTCGACCATCTGAATCAGGGCGTCCACCAGATCGCCCGGGACCGTGGCGTACCCGGCCACATAAATGACCTTGAGATTCTGGAGCCCTTTCTGGAAAGCCCCCTCGTTTCGGAAAAGTTTGATGACTCCGCGCTCTTTGTAAATCACGTAATCCGTGGCCGCAATGAGGAAAGTCGAGGTGAAGTCCCGGTCCAGGTCATCGTGGATTGAAGTCACGGAAATGATCGGGAACTGGTTCAGGATCAGTTCGCCCGTTCCGTCCCCATCCATATATTCCGTGTAGGTCGCACTTTTGATAACCCGTCCCAGATAGGTCTCGAGGATCTTGTAAGCCCTATTGGTCAGGTTCTCAAGAAACGTATCTTGAGCCGCATCTGTGATGCCGAGATGAGCTTTCAGCTCGGTCAGATTGGCAATCCAGGCGGCAGAATCAAGCGCCACGTCATCCCTCCAGAGTTACCGTAGGTCCGCTTCCTGCCGTCATCTTCGCTTTCAGGATTCGGGTCATCGCCTGGATCAGCCTGGGCTTCACTGCCTGATACGCCGGGCGCATGAAGGGCTGGGCCTTGGTGCCGGGATGCCTCACCATCCTAGCGAAGGTGAAGACCGCACCTGCCCCTTTCAGGTGGGGCCTGCTCTTTGGGTTGTCGTAGTTGACCCAAAAGAGAGCTTTCTTTCGAAACGGAAAGATGGCGTGTGGGCGAGTCCCGAATTCAACATCGGGCGCGTAATGCGCATGGGTGCCCGCCCGCACGGCCGGGTGATCGGTGCCCCAGTTCTCGACCTGTCCTGTGATGCTCTGGCGCAGGAAGCGGCTATCCCTGGGAGCCGCATCTTGGGCCACTTTGACCAAGGCGTTCTTGGCATCCTCCAGAGCAACCCGCAATTCTCTCGAGCGGATGAACCCCTGGACGCTCCTCATGGACTGAAGGAGCTTGGCATCGCCTATGACGTCAACCTTGATTTCCATTTAGAGCCCGACCGTCTCCCGGAACTCCTTTTCCTCTTTTCCGGTCAGGACGCGATAATATTCCCCTCTAACCCAGTTCCGGACTACATCCCGGCTCCGCTCATCGTAGAGATGGAACAGCCACCATGGCTCCCCCTGGAGCCTCTCGTTCTCCCGCATGCCACAGCAATCCGAGTAGGTTTTCCCGCCCACCGTTCGGCAGATTTCCTTTCGCCAGAGGATCCCGCTCGAGTGGATGGCATGGTGGGCCCCACGATAGGCGATCCCCTCCTGGTGACGGAACATGCGGGTGATCGGATAGGGATGCTGGTCTTGATCCCGATAGAGCATGATGTTGTAGGCCGGGTCTTCCAGCTTAGAGGGATCGACCTTGCCTTTCAGACGCTCATCGGCGTCCACTACCAGATACCAGTCCCCGTCCTGGCCCACCAGATACTGGGACCGTTTCTCATACTCATGGGCCCAGGGTGTATCTGTGGTGACAACCCGGTCCACCTTGAGATCGTTCAGGATCTCGAGGGTGCGATCGGGGCTCTTGGGGGAGCTGAACCTGAGAATGGCATCTGCGAGGGCGTCGTGGCCGTCTTCCAGTTCCTTGGCGGCGAGGCGACGAGCGGCCTTGACCCAGTTCTCGTAGGCCCCGTCTACTGCGATGATCTTGGCCTGTGGAGCGGACAGGCGGATGCTCTCGATGCAGTCTGAGAGCATCCTTTCCTCGGCATAGACGTTAAGTGCGACCCAAAGGTCAGCCACATTGCCACTCCCGCAGGGCTCGGAGAGAGGGACGGGTTATATCCCGTCCCTCTTAACCTAGCCCTGTTGGGCCTACGTCGCGATGTTGTGCCCGAGGGCCACAACCCGCTGCGCGGTCGCATCGTGGAGCGACCCGAAGGCGTTCCGGATGGTGGACACCACCACCGTCTGGTCGCGCTCGACATCCTCCCACGTCTTGACCGTGACCTTCCGGCGGTCACCGATCACGAAGTTCGGCACGTAGGCGAGCAGCGCGATCGTCTTGTTCACGGTCGTACCGTCATACGAGCCGGTCGTGGAGAGATCCTCGCGGATGTACTCCGAAACGATGATGGGGATGCCGTCGAAGCGGCCCAGCTCGCCGGTCAGGACCGTGGCGAGGTTGCCGTACTTCTCGAGCGTGATGACCTCGGCCAAGCCGAGGAAGCCCTTGGTATACCCGGCCGGGCCGGTGATCCAGATGAGCTTCGAGGGGTCCACGCCGTACTTCTGCATCGTGGCCCTCATCGCCCGCAGATTGGCGGTCGAGAAGGTCGAAAGATCCGTTCTGGCCGCAGAGAGAACGTTCTTCCGGAGCCCGTCGAACGCCTTCCTGGCATCCGTGGCGGAAGTCACGTCCGAGTCCATGTGAGCGCCAGCGGTCGAGCCGTTGATGATGCCCTGCTCGAGACCCGTGGCGATGGCGATGGCGAGGTTGTCCAGGACGAACCCGGACGTCGCCACAATCGAGTCCTCGTTCATCTCTTCCGAGTAGAGGACCCTCGCGCCCAGCTTCTTGGCCGTCAGCGAGAGGTTCCGGGTCCCCGGGGTGCTGGCCGTGATCTTGCTGTCGGAGCCATCGGCCGTCGATTCGGAGACGAGGTAGGCCGTGCCGTCGCTCGAGACCACGGGGAGCTTGAAGGGGTTGGTGGGCATCGGGATGTGCTTGAACACACCCGCCACCTTCATGGCGAGCCTGATCCGATCGTTCAGATCGGCCGAGAACTCGGTCGGGATCCACTCCAGACCCTCGGCGGCGGTCGCCGTGTCCATGGCCTTCTTCAGCTCGGAGACGCCTCCCGACAGACCGTCCTTCCACAGCTTGAGCCGGGAGGGGTGGGTCTTCAGGATCTTGGAAACGAGGTAGACCTGATCGTTCCACCTCTGGAACTCGCGCTGCTTCTCGTCGCTGGCCTTGCGAACGACCAGCTCGTGCGGGGTCTTCTCATCGTTGTCCGGAGAATCCTCGAAATTGCCGTCGTAACGGCCCTTCCGCATCTCCGTGACCATCTGGTCGCGGATGGCCTTCTCGCGCTGGTCGAGAAGCTCCTTGAAGTTCTTCTCGATCTGGTCCTTGTCGCCGCCGGTCCCTGTCTTGACCTTCTTGACCTCATCCGAGAGGTCTCCGACCTTCTTCAGCAGGGAATCCAGCAGTTCTTTCGTGTTGCCCATCGAACTGCTCCTGTACCAGGACGCTTCGCCCTAGTTCTCCCGGCCAAGCCGGAAGAGAATTCCTCGCGGTCCTTCCCTACTTGAGGGAAGTGACCTCCTGCTGAAGAGAAGTCACCTTCTCGGCCAACTGCTGGACAAGCTGCTCCTCTTCCGGAGTGAACTCGTCATCGTCGGCCGGGGGCTTGCCGTCCTTGGAGGGGGGAGGGGTGATCTTCAGGACCAGCGCCTCGCGCTCCTCTTTCGTGAAGTGGCCGATCGCTTTCAGCATCTTGCCGCTGAGAAGATCCTTGGCCTGCTGGGCGTAGGGAGGCATTTCCTCGCGAGCACCCTCGCCCGCCTTGTCGTCGTTCGGAACGATGACTCCGAGCAGCAGCTCGATCGCGCTCTCGGCCTGCTTCAGGATCTCGGCCGGGGATTCGGCCGAAGTGTCCCTCTTGTAGAGCAGGAATTTCCGCTTGTTCGCGGCCTTGTCTACGAGAGACACTTCATCCACCACGATCTGACTCAGCTTCACGGAAACCACCCCCTTTCGTATGGTCAGATTTTCACGCCGCAGAGGCCATCGCCTTCCCGCCCATGGAAAGGCCCGTCAGGCGACCCTCTTTGATGTCCTTCCAGATTTCGTCGTCGTTGATCTTGTGGGCCATGATCCAGGAACCCTTCCTCACCCGCTGGTTCCCGATAATCATGTCGATCGGGGCAAGATAGTTCTCGATCACGGGAGCCTTGCCCGACACGTCTTCCTTGTGCATCCGGCCCGTCTTCCTGCTGTTGA